ATACCAGCTTCCCCTGCGCCCACTGCAACGACTACGACCCAAGAGACAACACAAACACCGACTACATCGCAGCCAGAAGTTCCGAAGGGCAAGGAACTAGTGCCAGGCTTTGGGATTGTGTTGAGCCTAGAGATTTTAAACAAGCCTATGCAGATTCAAGAGATTCAATTGAACGATGCACTGGCATACCAGCAGGAGTTACCATATGAGCTTAAAGGAAACCAAGGAATCTTACTCGAACTACTCAGCGAAAACGCTATTAGTAGTTCTTTTTGGAGTATTAGCGCCGATAGGTGGAACAATCTACGTCGGCATAACGACCTACAACCGAGTTATAGCGGCGACTGAAGCGATTGAAGCTGCTAAACCCTACGACGATGCCGAGTTAAAAGCAGAAGTCAACGCACTAAAGGTGCAGTTGTCTGCACAGCAAGCTTCAGTAAACGTAGTTAAAGACTCGATGGTGCAAACATCAAACCAATTGGTGTCCATGCAAGAGAAGGTATCAAACGCCATTGGCACTGCTAACGAAGCTAAAGCAATTACTAACGGCAATGTACGTGAAACTGCCGCGTCTTTAATGGGTGTGCGGGAAGAGATGAAAGCCACCCGCGAAGGCATTGAATCACAACTAAAAGCCCTTAAACGGGCAACGTCAAATCCACTGGGGAATTAATTATGTTATCTATCATATCAGGCCTATTAGGCATAGGCTCATCAGCACTACCAAGTATCTTAGGCTTCTTTCAACAGAAGGGCGATCAGAAGCATGAGATGGCTATGGCTCGTTTGCAGACAGAACGAGAAGCCGCTATGGCTGCCGCTGGCTTTGCATCACAAGAAAAGATTGAAGCCATCAAGCTAGACGAGATTGAAGTGCAGACCTATGCACAAGAGCGCGAGGCTTTGTATGCTCACGACATGAAGATGATGGACAAGGCATCACAAGGTACAGTAGATTTAAATGCTAAGGTGCGTCCTATAATAGCCTTTACGTTTGTGGGCTTGCTTGTAATAGTAGATCTTGTTGGTCTAGGTTGGGCAATATATACTGGTGTAGAGTTTGGCACTGCTATGAGCTTAGTATTTTCTGATGATGAAATGGCAATTGTAAGTAGCATAATCGGCTTCTACTTTGGTTCACGCCAGTGGGAAAAGCATCGTGAAGGTAAGTAAAGAATTAATTAAATTGTTGAAACACCATGAGGGCGTCAGATACAAACCGTATAAATGCCCAGCAGGACTTTGGACAGTTGGTGTTGGCCATGTGATGTACCCAGAGCAAGCTAAGATACCGTCTACTCCAGAAGGTATGGCTACTCGTAAAGCATGCCCACTAAAACCACAAGATAACCGTAGATGGAGCGAAGAAGAAGTTGACTCAATACTGGCTAAGGATGTCGTACGATTTGAACGAGGGGTTGCCCGTTATTTACCTATACGACTTTCACAGAATGAATTTGATGCTCTGGTTAGTTTTAGCTTTAACCTTGGTCTTGGTGTACTTCAGCGGTCAACACTCCGTCAGGCGCTTTTGCGCGGGGATAAAGTCATGGCTATGCAAAGTCTTCTCAAGTATAATAAAGCCGGTGGCAAAGTCCTAAAAGGGCTTGACAATCGCCGCAAAGACGAAGCAGCACTGTTTAGGAAAGAGTAACATGGCCCTTTTAAAACTGGCATTAAAACCTGGGATAGACAAACAAAACACCGAATACGGCGCTGAAGGCGGCTGGGTGGATGGGGACTATGTACGCTTTCAAGATGGCCTACCTGAAAAGGTAGGGGGCTGGCAATACTTCCTTGAGGCCGAGCAGTATTTCATAGGAATAGTGAGTGAGGTCTTTACCTGGAATGCCCTGTCAGGTGCTCCTTATATCATGATAGGCACCACTAAAAAGCTATACGTTCAGCAAAGCGGTGACTGGTATGACATTACCCCCATCAAGGAAACGACCACTACGGCCGTCTTTTCAACTGTAATAAGCACCGACATAGTCACGGTCACAGACACTACCCTTGCTATTCAAGAAGGTGATTTTATTATCATCTCTAACGCTACTGGTAATCCGGGCGGCATTCCTAATGCTACGTTAAACGGCGAATACGAAGTACAAGAAGTATTAAGTGCTTCTACATATACTATTAAAGCCTCGGTCAATGCAACTAGTACCGCGAACCTTGTAGGTACAGCCACTATCGTGTATCAAATAAGCGTAGGGGTAGATGTAAGCTACTTTGACTTAGGCTGGGGCATAGGCACCTGGGGTCTTTCTACTTGGGGCACACCACGTAGCACTTCTGCTATAACGGGTAGTTCTTTAAGTTCTCGCGTATGGCAGTTAGATAGTTATGGCGAGGACGTTGTATGTCAACTGGTAGACGGTGGCACATACCTGTGGGATACCAGTGTAGGTGGAGCAACCCCTGCTGCACAGATAGCCGGTGCACCAACAAAAAGTAAATACGCATTAGTCTCTACGCCTGATCGTCATCTTGTGTGCTTTGGTACAGAGGATGTCATAGGCACTTCCACTTCTCAAGACCCTATGTTTGTGCGCTTCTCTGACCAAGAAAACATCGCGGACTTTGTCGCTACTGCAACCAACACGGCCGGCGGACAACGGCTCACGGACGGTAGTCACATCGTTTCTGCCATACGTTCACGTGGCCAGATTCTTATTTTAACGGATACCTCTTTGCATGGAATGCAATACGTAGGTCCTCCGTACACTTTTGGGTTCTCTCAATTAGGGTCTAACTGTGGATTGATCGGGGCCCACGCAGCAGCAGATGTTAACGGCGTGGCCATGTGGATGAGCCAAGGCGCGTTCTACTTGTTTGATGGTACCGTTAAGAAAATACCGTGTACCGTTCAAGATTATGTATTTAAGGACTTGAATAAGATACAAGGCCCTAAGATTCATATTGGCGTTAACGCTGAATACAACGAAGTCACATGGTGGTATTGCTCCTTTACGTCAGATTACATTGACAGGTACGTTACCTATGACTATTTAGAGGGCGTATGGTCTATTGGTACTATGCCAAGGACCGCTTGGATTGACACCGGAGCATATGAATACCCTATTGCGTCAGAGTACTCCTTGACCAGTACTGCCACTCCTATAGGCAACACTGTAAATGGCCTCTCAGCAGGGCGTTCTGTATTGTATTACCAAGAAATAGGTGTCAATGCGATTGACCAACCTATTACGGCATTCTTGAGATCTGGTTATTTTGATATCGGCGACGGTGATCAAATGCTGTTTATGAAACGTTTTATTCCTGACTTCAACAACTTTGTAGGGGATATTACAATGCGACTATTGCTTCGTGCATTCCCTTCAGCCACAGCCAGCCCTAGCTCGCTTGACCCTTATGTAATCAATCCTACTATAGAGAAAGTGGACACAAGGGCGCGAGGCAGACAGATATCTGTCAGTATGGAAAGTAACACGCTTGACAGTAATTGGCGCTTCGGTACGTTGCGCGTGGATATTCAACCGGATGGCCTACGATGAGTAAAATCAATAACGTTCGTCTGCCTAATGCTGCCACGGTTCAATATAGCCCTGATCAAATAAACCAGTTGATTCGTTCTATAGAACAGATTGTATTGCAATTAAACAGCAATTACACACCTAACATAACTGAGGATAAAGCCGAGGCACTAGCCTGGTTTTATGGAAAATAATGGCAAACCTATATAAAAGATACTATAAAGCTTTTACAGGAGCTGCTACAGAGAATATCTTGACGGTACCTGCCGCTACAACGGCTATTGTAAGGTCCATTATTGTAGCTAATGCTACAGGGGGTTCTATTAATGTAACGGCAGTGTTTTCTCCTCTTGGGACGGGAACAGTGTCAGTTGCGCCTGCCTTAGCAGTAGCTGCCAACTCATACATCGACTTATTAGCAGGAAAAGTGGCAGGGCCTTTGATACTGGAATCAACGGATATATTAAAAATAACATCATCCGCAACGGGGTTAGACGTAACTGTTTCTGCTTTACTTGTAGACAGAAACTA